ACTTTCCAAATAATTTAAAATAGTATCATAATAATCTATCTTTAAACTAACTGAAGATAAACTCTCGTCTGCGTCTAGGTATTTTTGAAGTGTGTCTTTGTCTCTAATTTTTTTAGGGAAGGGATTCTCTGAGTAAACCTCAGGATCTGCTTTTCCCGTAAAGTATTCATACCGCTCATGACGAGTGTTCTTACGCTGCTGCTCTGCTTTTTTCTTTAAAAGAACTATGTTATTATAGATCTCATAGTATTTAGCATGTAATTTAGGGATATTTATAGACTCTGTATGTAAATTGTCAAGGTCAATGTTGGAGTCTTTCTCCCACATTTTTTGTATCATATCAAGGTCAAGTGTCATCCATCAAATCCTCCATCCTGTATCCACTTCTTTATCCACCTTGGTGCGTAGAATATTGCAAAAGAACCACCCCAAAAAGTTGCTAACACTGCTATGTGAAACAACCTATTAGGGTTTAATAATAATCCTAGACCTACAAGGATCATCCAAGTATAATCTAAAGTACCGTGAAATCTATACCAAGCATTATCACCATACTTTTTAATAAATTTATCTCTTTGTCTTGCGAACCACGGTGATACGTGTCGCATCATAACGAATCCTTCATTGAAGAACATGACAAAGAATCCAATCCAAAATATCATAAAGTTTTTCCCTCTGGACTTTGTATCTTATAGAAAGTATACTTGAAAACTGCCTCTGCTGTAAAGTACTCTACGTCTGGATTAGTAGCATCAAATGATAGATCTGACAATGCTACTGGGAACATATCATTAAATTGAACTTGGAATTGTACTCTTTGATTACTATTCAATGCCTGTAAGGTTCCATCAGAATAAATGTCCATCGACTTTGCTTGAGGTTCATTCTGCTTATTAGTTCTTTCAAGTCTAGCAACTTCATTTAATGATTCTGGATAACCTAAACCACGCATCCAGTTTTGTATCTGCATATAATTTTCTAAATCCTCATCAACTATAAACCTTAGAATAAAATCATCAAAGAACATCTTATCACCAGGAACATCAATATCCTTTAAGTAAGTTGGTTGCACTGCTACACCCAATTGTAGACCAGGAATATTTGCAGAGTTTGATAAGAATGATACCTTCCTAGCTCTACTTAAGGTAAATCTAAATCCTACAGAGGATAAGAAGTTCCTATTAGATAACTGATTGGTATAAAGATTTCTAGATTCTGCCATTTTACATATGGGGTTTTAAGTAATTAATAAAGTAATCAGCAATTACAGAATGCTGTTCTGCTCTGGGATGATATGTATATGGATCAACTAATTTGTTATCATCAGCATATTCAAAACCAGTCTCCACTCTATCATCATCATGATTAAGACATATCAAAGATAAAAGATCTCTTTTAGATCTATTTGAACCAATAAGATTTTTTGGTTTTATACTATACTCTTTAGATAGATAAGTATCATACCAAAAATTAATAAGATTTGGTTTTATTCCATTATTTAACACTTTGATGTATTGATTCCAATGAAGGATATCAAGTTCTAAGTCTTTTATGTTAGATTGATCTCGCTTTAAACTAGTAATACCCCATAAAATAATAATCTTATTTTTAGTGTTAGATAGTTCTTGAAATTTTTTACCAATAAAAAACTTCTTAGCGGATTGAAATTGCTGTGTATTAGTAGAATCAAAGGTACTAAAGTTTAAGTGATCAATATTAAAATGATCTACAACCTTTTTTCTCCAACCCTTCCTCCAGCAGATGTCTTCATTACGTTTGAATAATTCTTCATAACGTATTTTAGTCATACCCTTTGTATAACCACACCCTTCACCTACAGTCCAACTGTCACCAAAGGTGACTAATATAGTATGACTATTTAGGTTCATCAAACAACACTTCGTCCATATATCTATCTGCCCACTCCTTATTAAAACATCTCTCAAGGATGCCACGGGTCTTATCGTTCTTCTTCTGTTGATTACAATAATTCAATTGTGCCTGTAGTCTTTCTTCTTCACCTTCTACGGGTTTTGCTTCCATAACCGCTAAGGTATAAACTGTAAGGTATGATTCTACAGCATTAACAAACTGTGATTCTTCTACTTTATTAGTAGGTCTAAGGAATTTACAATAGGGTGAGAATATACTTCCCCACTCAGGTAGATCCCGTTCTTCTTTAAAATTAAAAGAAGTACTAATGTTTTTTAGTTTCTCGTTAAGGGTGGGAGAAAAGTCACCAACAGGTGATAAATCAACGATAGCAGCCCCAACTCCTCTAGGAGTAGCAACAACATCAGCACCAAAGATTGGTAAGTCATAATTTGAATCTGGGAAAAATACACAGTGTAGAACATCCAAAGATCCCAACTTAGCAGTTTCTAAATGAATCTTACGAAGACCTGGACACTTATATACTTCATTATGTATCTGTAACTTCTCTTCATCCATAGTTCCATAGATTTCTGACATCTCTGGACTAAGATGTAATGGTTTAATTCCTGGTAATGAACTATACGAACAACGAATAACAGTAGATAGTTTATTAATCAGTTCATGAACTTGCATTCTCTTTTTCCTCAATTAGTTTTTTCCATGCTTCAATAAGCATCTCCAATTCTTTAATACGATCCTCAGCAGTTTTTATTTTATCAGATAGATGCATCTTTTAACTCCTGAGATTCACAGTTTGGATTAATACTTTCTACCATTGTACCACCAATATCCTCTCCTGCATCCATACCCATCATCGTAGCCGCTCCAGCAAGAACCCAACCAACGAAGGGAATCCCAGTGAGACTAGGGGCCACAGCAGTACCAACACTAGCACCGACAATCTTACCCGTTCCTTTTCCTGATCCGATTGCTTCGATACACTCGACTGACTTTGATTGTTCTGATCCTCTTGGAACTTTATTAGCCAAGTGGACAGACCCCGCCATCGTAAACTCCTCTCTGGTCGTAACAGTGTTGTTACCCAATCCCAGAAAGCCGCCCTTTTTCTTTATATCCCGTTCCACACGCATCACCTTCGGATCGTTAGAACGATATTCAATTCTATATCCTTCCTTCCCTGCTTCTACTTTATAAGACGTATATGGACCAACTGGTAGATTTACTACAGGCATGGTCTTCCTATTGGCAAGTAACCCAATCATACCGATGTGGGATATACCAAGCACAGCACCTAAGCTAATTGCTATCCATTTATTATTAAACATAATAATCACTCTCTAATAATATATAGGGGGTTAAACCTTAAATTAACCCTCTATAATAAGGTTGTACCAGTCTTCGCTCATACCTTCAATAATGTTATCTGCATTATCTCTATCGGTAGCGTACTTCTCAGATATTAAATGCTCAACAACTTTTTCATAGTTCTTGACTATTTCCTGAGCTTGCTTCGGTGACGGTTTCATCTGAATCCTTTGCAACGATTTCCTCCAATTTATTTATAGCAGCAGATACTCCTGCTAAACGAACCTCAAGTGACTCTTGAGCACGTTTATAAAACTTTAATTGGAACTGCCTATACTCTTTAATAGACTTCCTTGCCTTGCAGAACATTGGTCGTAACATAAGTTTACAATACTATTTAGCACGTTCCGTAAAGTCGATACCTTCCATATGATCATATTCATGCAAAAATATCCTTGCAATGAATCCTTCTAGTTTTACTTTATGTACTTCTTTTCCTTCATCTTCATACTTAACAACAATATAATCTGGTCTCTCAACATCCAAAAAGATATCAGGATAGGATAAACACCCTTCCTCCAATCTTACCATCTTCTTAGATTCTTTTATTATTTTTGGATTAAAGCATGTAATTGTTTCTTGCAACTCCATATTGGAGATCATTACAAATACTCTCTCCTCTATACCTATTTGATTTGCTGATAGTCCCACCCCATTATAGTGGAACATATTCTCATGCAACTGATAAGATAACTTAGATCTGTCTAAGTTATAACTACACTTCTCAATCTTTTTGTGTAATAGTGGATCGTCTGATGGCAGTAGTTTTTGAATCATATTCTAATAATGTTCTGAGATACATGACCTCTTGCTTTAGTTCTTCATTCTCTTGTTCTAGTTCTTCAATGTGATCTAGGTAGATAATGACACTCATGCAAATTCCTCAAGTTGAATAATTATTTACGTGTTTAATGTTTTCTTAATGTAAAGTTTGTAAAGATGGGTTCTTCGCCCCTGGTATAGAACCCATCAAAGATTACTCCAGAGCAGTCATAGGTAGCGATGCCTTGACTCGTATATTATGACATAAAAAAAGAGACCCGTAAAGGGTCTCTTAATAAGATATGTAATATCTGAATTACATGAGGTTCTTGATTTGAACACGTCTGTAGTAGCGGTTCTGGTTAACCTTAAGTCTTCCAAGACCTTGATCTGTACCTTCAGCGAATGGGTTTGCAACAAGACCATATCTTGTCTTAAATCCAATTTTTGGTTGGAAGGTGTTCTCTCCCACAGCACGAACCATCTGTAGAGGCACGTAAGGGCAATAGAACAGACCAGCGTCATAAGGAGAAGATCCTTTGTATCCTACAACGTAGTACTGTTGAGCAGCAACGTTAGCAGCATAAGGGTCGATGTAAACTCTATACTTACCGAGTAGAACACCAGCAAATGTATTGCCTGTGTCATCAACGTTAAGGTTAGCGTTAAGAGCAGGTGTGTAGTCTAGTACTCCAGCCATTGACAATGCAGATGCAACGTCAGCAGAACACATGATTACATTACCCTTTCCACGACGAGTTCTTTGTGCGATTGCGTTAGCATCACGCTCGATCTGGAATAAGAGACCTTTAAACTTCTCAACGGACCAACGACCATTACTGTCGATGTCTAAGTCGAAGACACCAGCGGTAGCAGTGTTAGCAGCAGCACCTTGCTCGGCAACCTTGTAGATAGTACGGATAACTTCACGGTTAATTTCCGCAAGGATTTCTGTACTTAGGATGTTAGCAAGTTCTGCTTCAGCGTTCAATCCGTGGATCGCCTTGAGGTCTTGAGCTAGCTCTAGTGAGTACTCAGCCTTTAGGGCACGAGACTTGGCTTCAACGAGAACTTTCTCGATGCTGAATGCCATTTCGTTGAACTGGTTACCAGTTCCATTTCCAAGGTTCTCAGCGTCTCCAGTCTTCATACCCTGACCTACATTGTAGCCAGTAGAGACTGCAGTACCAACAGGGTTAAGAAGTCCTGGGTTGCTACCTGCTTGTGAAGTAGTACCCATTCCAGCAACGCCGTCAGAGAATCCACCAGTCTCATCAAGACCATCGTCTTGTCCAGAGAATGCTGTATCTGCTTCGTTGTAGAAGGCTTCTGTTCCGCTCTGATTGGTGTAGCGTGAACGCATTGCGAAGATAAGTCCAGTAGGACCACTCATTGGTTGTACGCCAGCAAGATCATATGCCACCAAGTTAGGCATTGCACGACGTATAAGACTGATTAGAACAGGGTCGAAACCAGCAACAGGACCTGCTGCAGCGGCATCGGCTCCGAATGCACCACCAGCACCAGCAGCATTACCTGCGTTTGTTGGTGTTTCGGTCAACATTCCAGTTGAGAATGCTGATTGCTCTCTTAAAAATTGTTCTTGGTTTTCTAGCAAGACTGCGGTAACAGCTCTCTTATGAGAATCTTCGATTTTATCTAGACCATCATAATCGAGGACTGGTCCCCACTTCTCTTGCAGTGCTTCTGATTGAAACATCTGATTTCCTTAAATGTGTTTTTGAGTTTTGAAATTAAATAATCTTAAATTCACTTTTTAGCTATGCCTGAAAGTGTCTTAAGGTAAGCATTCATTGTCTGAGAGCGATACTCGCCGTCAGCAACGTCAACCCCTTCAGAGAGGTTTTCAGATTTTGCTTTATTTGGAGAACTACCTTTTGAAGGATAATATGATTCCTTCAATGTCTCCAGTTTCTCACGATATTCGTCATCACTTTCAAACTCCACACTTTCTGCTAAGGAAGCGAGCTTCTCTTTTTGCGATAGTGCTAAACCTTCAGATACTTCGGAGAATATCTCTTGAGCAACAGACTCAGCGAGTCTAGCGTTCAATGTGATGTTCTTCTCGATCTGTTCGTTGAGCTTGGTCTCCATGTCATCAAGTTTGTCTACCATATTCTCAAGGACATCATATTTATCTTCAGGGATTGATACATAATGTTCTTCAAAAAGACTCTTCATGCCACTGAGGAATGATTCGGTCATCTCTGCCTTGAGTCCAGACTCGATTGCGAGCTGGTTTTCAGTGACCCATTCTTCTGCAACATATTCTAAGTAAGAATCAATTCGCTCTGTAATAGAACCACGAATTGCGTCTACTTCTTCTACGAGTTTAGTCTCGTATGTTTCCTCGAAGTTCTTTGTCATCGCTTCTTTAACTTCAGATACTTTAGATCTGAGAGCGGCTTCAAAGATTGTACGAGCTTTAGATTGGAACTCTTCACTGAGTTCTTCTCCATCTAGAAGTGCAGCAACGTCTTCTTCAACGTCGATTACCTCTTCTTCGATTGCTTCTTCTTCAGCAACTACTTCTTCAGTAGATACTTCTTCTTCTGCAACGACTTCCTCTTCAGTAGTCTCCTCTTCAGCAACAACTTCATCAGTTGTTACTTCGTCTTCGGCGACAACTTCCTGATCGGCTTCTAGAGTCACTTCTTCTTCCTCAGGTACGTTTGCGAGTTTTTTACCAACGCCAACATCATCACCTGATGCTCCGTCCTTTTTACCTTTACGGTTAGTAACTACATCCTTAACTTGCTTAAGGGTAGAACCAGGTGTCTTCAGGGCTGCTGAATTGTCATCTGGTTTGTAGTTATCAGGTGAAGGCCCACCAAGATCTTCCCAAGTTTGAGGTGTTCCACCTGTTGTTAACTTGGGCATTGCATCCCCTGCTCCTGCTTTCGCATTCACGGCAGTGTTGGATTGCTTAGTGCCCGCTTCCATTTCCTGTAAATTTTTGTCACTAGACATTTGAAGTTTCTCCGATTTGCTGTGTAGAAATCTATATTTATTTATAAATTTGGTTATTTAAGTTATATTACTATAATGTATTAAGGAAGTCTTGGAATAATCCAAGTTTCTTCTCCTCAAGGTTCCTAGAGACTACTGCACGTTCAATTCTATTACGTGTCTCTGCTGCTGCTCTTTCAAGTAGAGCACCATTATCCCAATACCACTCCTTACCTTCCATAATACCCTGAACAAAAGCGTCAGGTGCAGATGGATCAGCAACGATGTCAGCAGCAGTTGCTAACATGAAGTCTTCACCAACTTCTTTGTATCCTTTAGGGGAATCCCTTAAAGAACCAATACCTCTAGAAGATACTCCAAGAGTTACACCGTCCTTTAAAAGAGACTCAGTTATCTTACCCATAGGGGTAGATAGAATCTGTGCCTTACCAACGAAGTTATTTCCTTCTTGCTTTAGGTCTGTAATTTTATGTGAGACTCTATCGAGGTTTACGGTAGGACCATCTGGATGACCCAATTCACCAAGAGCACGTCCTTTAGAAACGTAATCCTTGGTATATCTACCAACCTCTTTCTCCATAATCTTCATTGGATATAACCGACCATTACGGTTTACCATTTCACTCTGGAGGAAGACACCTTTAATGAAAAGATTCTTCTTACCACCAACTGCTTCGGTGATAACTTCTACCTTTTCAATCTCTTCTCTTATGAGTTTCATTTGACCAAAAAAACAATTTATTATATATTTATAATATTATTCTGATTCAGATGCTTCTTCTGCGTCTGGAGTGAATGCTGAATCATGTACAGAAGGCTTCATTCCATCAATTCTGTCAGATGACTTGGTGTATAAAATGTCTTTAATTTTGTCGGTGATATCTGATGCGGATGCGTCATTTACAACCATATCTAATAGTTCATCCATTGTCTTTTATCAAGTAATTTGCTAAACTATTTAGCAATAAATACCAAGAAGGGATATTTAAATCTATATGACGGCGAAGGTTTACCTATTTCAACCTCAGAGTACAGTAGTTATTAAAGGCAAAAAACAATATTGGCTACCATATTCTGCTGCATGTATTTGGAGTTATGCTAATAAGCATGTTGATGGGTTTGAGTTAGGTGAAATATTTTTTAGAAGAGAATATCCAGAAAAAGTATTAGAGAGAATTAAAGATCCAGTATTATGTGGATTCAGTTGTTATGTTTGGAATGAGCAATATAACCTACATCTTGCAAAATTAATTAAAGAGAAGTATCCAGATTGTGTTATAGAATTTGGAGGTCCACAAGCACAAAGACATTTAATAGAGAAAGATTTTATTGATACTGTTCTACTAGGATATGGTGAGATTGCATTTGCAGATGTTTTAAGTAGAATTAAAAATGCATGTAAATTGATACCAGTATATGAGAGAGAACAACCAAAAGAACTTGCTTATGTAAGTCCTTACACTAACGGTGTGATGGATAAAATAATAAATGATAATCCAGAATACCAATGGGCAACATTAGTTGAATCTACTAGAGGATGTCCTCACCACTGCACCTTTTGTGACTGGGGTACATGGATGGATCTAATTCAAAAATTTGATATGGATGTTGTCAAAAAGGACATCATGTGGATGTCTACTCATAAGATAGGATTCTTGATGATGGCAGATGCCAACTTTGGTATATTCCGAGATAGAGATCTACAAATTGCAAAATGGTTAAGAGAGGCAGCAGATCATCCAGATGCAATAGTTGATGACTTAACAGTACAATATACTAAAAATAAGACGGAT